GACCAACCGGTACATTGGGTATTGTACATACATCCAGTCCAGTTCAAGTGGGTTCATTGACTAATTGGAAACAAGTTTCAGCCGGTAATTTTCATATGGTAGCCATTAAGACAGATGGTACATTATGGGCATGGGGGCATAATAGTAGTGGTCAATTAGGACTAATTGATATTGTTCACAGATCCAGTCCAGTTCAGGTTGGATCGTTGACTAATTGGAAATTAGTGGCAGGTGGGTATTACCACACCGCAGCCATTAAGACCGATGGAACCCTTTGGTCATGGGGACGTAATACCAATGGTCAACTTGGTCTACAGGATATTGTCCATAGGTCCTCACCAGTTCAAGTGGGGTTATTGACCAACTGGAAACTAGTGGCAGGTGGGGGTTATCATACTACTACTATATCATCGCCAGATTTACCATAAAAACTTGACACCTATATAATTATGTAGTATAATATCATTATATTTTATTGGAGTTTTTGACTTGAAAGATGACAACCTAGAGATGTGGGCATCCATATCTAACACACTACCTCAAACTCCCACACCACCAAACACGCTGCCATTACCTGAAATCCTAAAGGTAATGCAGTTCTGTGCTAATGACAAGGTCGAGCAATACGATATTACTATCAAACTGCTTGATATGATATCCACACTTAGGTCTGATATTGAGTTTCTAAACTGGAAATCAATGGTTGAGTATGACTGTAAGAAATACCTCCGCTCATTTGAAACATCAGAACAAATACTTAAATCTGCCAGAAATCACAACACATTATTTAATGCTGGCCGTGCTGCATACAAAGCCAACAAACTAGAACATTCAGAGAAATATCTCAAAGAGGCTATGTCACTTGACCCAACCGATAGTTCCACCATATTAGATTATGCGGTTACTGTCTGTACAATGGGACACTTTGACCAAGCTCTCGATATCATCAATAATATAGACAAGACCAAACTCGATACACTTCATGGTAAGATAGTTGACTTTAACAAAGGTTGGCATACTATCCGTAAAGGTGACTTCAAGAAAGGTATGGACTTACTCCATATTGGCCGTGAAATTGGCATGCTTGGTAACCATACCAAGGTATTTAATAGACCGCAATGGGATGGATATTCATATCCACACAAAACTATACATATCGTAGGTGAAGCAGGTATTGGTGATGAAGTTATCAATGCTAGGTTTTCTAAGATTATCAAAGACCGTGGAATGGATTGCGTTATGTCCACTGTACATAATAACACATCTATGCTTAGTTCTGTTAAGGACTTGGATGATGTGTTTAACTCAAGTGAGGCCGATAGTAAATCTTGGGATTATTGGGTACCCGCTATGGACCTGCCATATATATTAGGGCTTGAGGCAAATGATATACCTTCTGAACCCTACATTTTGGCCAAACCAGAGTTTATTGCCAAGTGGAAAGATAAAATACAGACCAACAAGAAGTTAAAAGTCGGTATTCGTTGGATGGGTAATCCACTATACGAATTAGAATTAGCTAGAACTATACCAATTGAACTGTTTGAACAACTGGCCGAATATGATATTCAAATGTATTCATTTCAAAAGGATGACGGCCTCAAAGACTTAAAAATACCGAGTGGTGTGATAGATATTGCAAAAGATTTAGAGTCGTGGGATGATACTATGGGTGCCATGGAGAACATGGACCTGATGATAACTTCGTGTACTTCTGTACCTCATGTTGCTGGCGCCTTAGGTATTCCTACTTGGATTATAGTGCCTTTGTTACCATATTATACTTGGGCTGATATGAAGAAAGAATCTTACTGGTACGATTCAGTAAGTCTATATAGACAGAAGGTTTGGAAAGAATGGAATGAACCTTTTGAAGAAGTAAAAACTGACTTGAAAAAATTATTGGAGATGAAATGATATTCCCCGTAGAAGTATGTGGTGAGAAGTTTAAAATTCAAGTGCATGATGAAGATGAATGTGTGTCTAATATTATCAGAGAAAAGACAATATATTCTATCACTGATTTGAAACAATTTAATAAATTCTTAAGTAAAGGTGATTATTTTGTAGATGCCGGAGCAAATATTGGATGGCACACATTGTTTGGTGCCGAAGTTGTGGGTGAAACCGGTAAGGTATTTGCCTTTGAACCTGGCACTAAGAACTTTGATTTATTAGAAATCAATATTAAATTAAACAACCTGCAAAATGTTGAAGCAATCAAGTCTGCACTAACTGATTATGTTGGTAAGGCAGAATTAACTTGTTCTACTAAAAATTACGGTGACAATGTAACCATACCTCTAACTAAAGATGATGTTGAGGTTAAGCTTCAAAATTGGTATGAAGATAAAATGTTATATTTGCCTGGCGATAAAGAGTCTATTGATTGTACAACGCTTGATGATTACATCTCAACTAATAATATTGACTCAAGTAAGATTAAATTAATTAAAATGGATATTCAAGGTTCAGAACCTAAGGCTCTTGATGGTATGGAGAAATTAATTAGAGACCACCATCCGGCAATTATCTTAGAATATTCACCTCATCATATTAAGATTTGTGATTCATCTCCATTTGAGATATTATCATTTATTGACAAATATGATTATGTACCTTATCACATTAGGGAAGATAGAGAAATACCCGATGATATGATATTATATAATACATCGGTTATTGATATTATTAATGCCACACAGGATATATTTTCTAGTGGAATATCCAATGGATTTGACTTATTATTGGTACATAAAGGTCATCCTTAATAATGAAAATTGCAATTGCATTACGAACTTGCGGTAACGTATTCAATTATTGGAATAATAATGAAAGGATAGTTGATGCTGACAAGGCAACAATTATCCTTACATGCCTGAATAGTTTACTAAAGGCTATTAAGTCTAGCGGGCATGAGGTAATATTCAGCATACACGATGATAGTTCTTCTGATGAGTTATTATCTCATATTGGAGAAGTATGTGGTATGCATAATGTATCCGGCGAATTAATTAATTCAGGTAAATTGGGCAACTTTATCACGCAGTATGAATGGTTGAAAAAACAAGATTGTGATTATGTATATTGCATTGAGGATGATTATCTTCATAGGGATTCTGCATTATTTGAAATGATGGAGATGATAGATTATTTAAAATCTATGAATCCTGGTGAGTATGCTATACATCCATTTAATTGTCCTCATAGATATGCAGGATTTCAATCATTATATCCATCATATATAATAAAAGGACCTAATCAATATTGGCGGTCTAATTTTCATAGTACACATTCATTCTTTATATCCAAAAATATGTTTACACAGTATGATGATATTATGAAAGAACAAGCCTATACATGGGCCACTAATGCCGCAGTAGAAGATTCAACAATAAACAAGGTATGGAAAGAGCAAAAAGTGATGATGTTTACCCCTTTGAAATCTTTAGTATACCATATAGCAGACAAAACACAAGAAGATACATTTGATAATTGGCAACAACTTTGGACTGAGAATTTAATATGAAAGCAAAAGGTTTAAGATTTGTATATGATGACTTGAAAGATGGGATTCAAAAATCTTTATATAATGGAGTATTTTGGGAAGAAAAAGAACATAGAAATAAAATATCAAAGAGAATGGAAGGTAATAAGTACGCATTGGGTAGTATTCGAAAACTTGTAGTTTGCCCTTATTGTAATAAAGAAGGAGCAAATGGAGCAATGCAAAGATGGCACTTTAATAATTGTAAGGCAAAAAATGACTAAACTAATAACTGCATGTTATACTATACTAAAAAATGAGAAGAAGTACATCGAGAAATGGTTGTATTACGCTGCGCCATTTGATTATCGTGTATTACTTGATACCGGTTCTACTGATGGTTCTTGGGAACTACTCCAAGAGTATGCCAAGAAAGACCCCAATCTAATCATTGAACAAAAGACATTTACTCCGTGGCGATTTGATACCGCTCGTAAGTATAACATGACTATGATACCTGAGGATGTTGTCTGGTGCCTGTCTCCTGACTTGGACGAATACTTTTCTATCAACACTCATGATGAAATGGAAAAGATTATTTCTTCCGTTCCAACTATCACTAATATTGGCTGTGATAGACTTGATATATATTCTAGGACAGTCCGAGTGGGGCCTCCTAATTTCATTCCAACGAATAAGATACACCTCAAGAATGACTATACTTGGAATCAACCTATCTATGAACACCTAAGTTGGATACACAAAGATAGACCTGAAAATGAATTATACTCTGAAGATATCTTTTTAGTACATGACCAAGACTTTCAAAAAGAAGAAAGGTCTGAATTGTACATTAAAATGTTGGAAGATGAATATTCAACTAACCCAACAAATACTTGGACTTTATGGTATCTGTTATATCATTATCAAAAATCATTGCAAATGGAAAAATACATTAAAGCAGGTTGCGATTTTATTAGGTTTGAATCAAACAAACAAGGCGACTGGTACAAATATGTATCCGCTGAACTAACTAATATTTACCAAAATGCTCCTATCTCTCAACTTCAAAAAGATGATATTAATTCTGTAATTACTTTTAATAATCCTTGGTCTGCTTGGAAAAAATAATGCAAACAATACACTTTTTATCAGGTTTACCAAGGTCAGGTTCTACTGTACTAGCTTCTATATTAAATCAAAATCCGGATGTATATGTTACACCTACTAGTCCTATGTTAAATGTAGCCGTCAAGATGCAAGAAGCTTGGCGAGAAGACCCAACCGTTAAAGCCAATTACTTTGAAGAGCAAGCTCGTAATCTTACTAAAGCTATCTTGCCCGCTTTTTGGCATCATAGGCCTGAACGTATTATTATTGATAAAGGTCGTGGTTGGGCTAAGAACATGCCGACAGTCAATGCCTTGTTTGGTCAAAGACTTAAAGTGGTGGTTGTTGAACGAGACCTTCCGAGTATTATGGCAAGTTGGTTGACTATTATTAAAAATCAAACCAATCCTCAATTTGATATTAGTCTAAGACAAAAAGGAATGTTATCCACGGATGAAAATCGAATGGGTGAAATGTGGTTTAATATGGTCAAAGATTGTATGGAAGGTACTCAGCAAATTAAACGTGATGTTCCTGACCAAATAATAATAGTCAAATATGATGACATTGTAAACAATCCTCAGCATGAGATTGCAAAAATTGAAAAGTTTTTATTATTACCAAAACACGAGTATGATTTGAATAATATCCAAAGTGATACTACTGATGATGATATGTTAGCATGGGGATTTGAGGGTCTTCATACTATCAGACCTAAGTTAGAAAAGACCTGTAAGAATCCAAAAGACATATTGGGTGATATGTTATATAACAGATTTGTAGAGATAGAGAAACAATATAAATGAAAATTTTAATCATGGGATTATCTGGTTCAGGTAAAACTACTTTAGCAGAACAAATATACAATAGGCGATTCTCAATTTGGTTAAATGCCGACAGAATTAGAAAATCTTATAATGATTGGGACTTCTCATATGAAGGTCGAATTAAACAAGCTTATCGTATATGGCAGTTGTCTGAAGTTTGTGATGAAGAATTTATTATTATCGATATGATTGCTCCGTTGGAAGAAATGCGTGATATTATTGATGCTGATTACACTATATGGATGAACACAGTACAATCTTCTCAATATATGGACACAGATGCCATATTTGAACCAGCCATTGCGGCTGATTTGATTCTGACTAATTTTGAATATGACATCAATGATATAGTAAGGAAATTAAGATGAAAGGCGAATGGTGTTTCTTTCCAAGTCATTTTACGCCAGAAGAATGTGCTAAAATCTTAAAGTTAGGTCTCAAATTACCATCACAAGAAGCAACTATGGGTGTTGATGGTGCAGTTAAGATATCAGAATTTCGCAGAAGTAAAATTCGTTTTATTCTTCAGTCGGATCCAAATTTCACTTGGTTATTCGATGCTATGTGGAAGATGGCAATTACGGCCAATGACGAATGGTTCAAATTTCATATCACCAGAATCTCATATATACAATTAGCAGAATATGATGAGTCTTATCAAGGTGAATATAAAAAGCATAATGACATCTTTTGGATAAATGGTGACCCCGAGTACCACCGTAAACTTACAGCTGTAGTTCAATTAACAGACCCATCAACCTATGAAGGTGGGAATTTAGAATTATTTGGCTTGACTGAATATCCAATTGCCTCTGAGGTCAGAAAACAAGGCACGGCCTTTTTCTTTCCCTCTTTCTTGGAACACCAAGCAACGATGGTCACCAAAGGTACTCGATATTCGTTAGCATGTTGGTTTGAAGGAAACAAATGGAGATAGTATGGAACATAATGATTTAGAATTTGAAATGGATTTCTGGGGCGATTGCACTAATACTTTTGGTGAAGACCAGAAGCATTATATTTATGGCAACTTAATGGGATTGACAGGTAGTTATTTCTCCTTTGATGCGCAAGATAAAAGAATACTAGACATTGGTGGTGGACCAACCTCAATGTTATTAAAAACATACAAACTGATAGAAGGTAAAGTATGTGATCCTATTGATTATCCGCAATGGACCAAAGATAGATACGCAATTAAAAATATATCAGTTCAGGTTGTCGGGGGCGAAGACATAGTTGAATCTGGTTGGGACGAAGTGTGGATTTATAATGTAATGCAACACTCGGAAGATCCAGAGAAGATTATAGATAATGCCAAGAAGTCTGCTAAAGTATTACGCATCTTTGAGTGGATTGATATTCCTGCACATGAAGGACACCCACATATGCTTACTCAATCAAACTTAGAGAAGTGGATTGGACAAAAAGGTAATGTCACAGAATTAACAGGTGAAAATGGTTGCTATGGCAAATGTTTTTATGGAACTTTTGAACTATGAAGTTTCACGTTCTTTCCGTGCCTCACACAGTATCATCTACTGAATTTACATCTTGCGCTTTTACTCAAAAGGTAGTTAAGTTTTGTGAAATGATGCACGCTCGTGGCCATGAGATTATACATTATGGTCATGAAGATTCAGTTATTGATTGTACAGAACATGTATCCGTCTTGACCAATGAAGATTGGAAAATTGCTTATGGTGATTATGATTGGAAAAAGACATTCTTTAAATATGATGTTAATGACCACGCATACTTAACGTATTACAAAAATACGATTGAAGAGATTGGCAAAAGAAAACAACCTAAAGATTTCATTTTGGCTTTTTGGGGCAATCCAATGAAAGTAATCTGTGATGCTCATCCTGATTTAATAAGTGTTGAACCAGGAATTGGTTATTCTTTTGGTCATTTTGCCCCGTATAAAGTGTTTGAATCTTATGTGGCACATTCGGCTTATTATAATTTAGATTCCTTGACCTATTGTAATGAGAAGTGGTATGATGTTGTTATTCCTAATTATTTTAAATTAGAAGATTTTGAATATACAGAAAAGAAAGATGATTACTTCTTATACATTGGCCGGGTATATAATGGTAAAGGTGTTGATATTGCCATTGATGTTACTGGTAGAATTGGTGCCAAGTTAATTATTGCAGGCCAAGGTTCACTCAAAGAAATGGGATATAAAGAAGTTCCAAGTCATGTGACCGAATTTGGATTTGCTGGTGTTGAAGACCGCAAGAAACTAATGTCTAAGGCCAAAGGCTTATTTGCGCCTTCTTTGTATAATGAACCATTCTGTGGAACACATGTTGAAGCCATGTTATCAGGTACTCCTGTAATCACTACTGACTGGGGTGCTTTTATTGAATATAACTTACACGGGGTAACAGGATATCGATGTCGAACATTTGAACATTTTATGTGGGCTGCTAGAAATATCGATAAGATTGACCCTAAAGATTGTTATGAGTGGGCATCCAAAAACTTTTCTTATAATAAAGTTGGCAAGATGTACGAAGAATATTTTAGTTCCATATTGAATATTTATGGAAAAGATGGGTGGTATGAGCTTAATGATTCTCGTACCGAACTGGATTGGTTGAAAAAAGAATATCCACAAGGCATAAATAAAGCATAAATTAATATAAATGGATTATCATGGCCAATATAACAAACAGACAAGGGTTTAAGGATTATTGCTTACGCCGTCTAGGTTTCCCTGTTATCGACATCAATGTAGATGACGACCAAGTGAATGACCGTGTGGATGATGCGTTACAATATTGGCAAGATTACCATTACGATGGTATGCAAAAGACCTATTATATCCATAAATTGTCACAGGACGAAATTGATAAACGTGTTTGTGATATGTCCAATGTTTACGACAATTCAAATAATGCTGTTGAAGTCGTTGGTGTAACTCGTGTATTTCCAATCTCAGATTCAATTGCATCAGTCGGTATGTTTGACTTGCGATATCAACTTAGACTAAATGAGTTGTATGATTTTACTTCAGCCTCATATATCAACTACACTTTAACCATGCAACACTTACGCTCACTAGAGATTATGTTTACTGGTGAAGTTCCTATTCGTTTCCAAAGACACACCAAGCGACTATATGTTGACTGGAGATGGGACCAAGCTGCTGTTAGAAATGGTTCTATTGTTATTATCGAATGTTATACATCTTTAAGTCCAGATGCGTATGCTGATATATGGAATGACCGTTGGTTAAAAGAATATTGTACAGCTCTTATTAAAAGAAATTGGGGCTCAAATATGAAAAAATTCTCAGGCATGCAATTGCCAGGCGGTGTTATGGTAAATGGAGATAAAATTTTTCAAGAAGCGGAAGCAGAAATCAAAGCACTAGAAGCTGAAATGGAATCTCGTTATGGGGGCGTGCTTGAATTTTTTCTGAATTAATTATGAAACATATACATCATATTATACCAAAACATATGGGTGGGTCAGATGACTCATCCAATTTAATAAAATTAACGGTAGCAGAACACGCTGAGGCTCATCGTATTCTTTTTGAACAACACGGCCAATGGCAGGATAGAGTGGCTTGGAGAGCTTTAATTGGACATATAGGTAAGGAAGAAATTATTCATGAAATTCATAAGAATATGAATAAAGGTAGATTAGTGTCCGATGAAACCAGAGAAAAAATGGCTGCAGCAAAAAGAGGTAAATGTATTTCAGAGAAACACAAAAAAGCATTGAATGAAGGACGAAGAAATTCCAAAAATAGTCAAGAGCACAATGCCATATTAAGAAAAAGTGCCACTGGTAGAAAAATGTCAGCTGATTCAATAAAAAAATCTGTTGAATCCAGGAAAAAAAATAATGATACGGTAAAACTATCAAGTAATGCTGGTAAAATTAGTATGGAAAAATATAAAAATGATCCTGAAAGACAGAAAAGATTTTCTGAATCCATGAAAATTTCTTGGGCCAAAAGGCACCAATTAAAATTACAATTAGGAGTGGATTAAAATTTCTACCTCACAATATTTTAACAACTATAATGCACTCAATGAGCAAAGACTATTTGAAGATTTGATTGTGGAGTCAATTAAGATTATGGGATTTGATGGATATTACCTGTCTAACGATAACGACCAAGCTCGTGATTTGTTGTATGGTGAAGACCCATTAAAAACATTTACTTCAGCCTTTCCTATTGAAATGTACTTATCTTCGGCTATGGAACATACAGGCGAACGAGAATTCTTTTCCAAATTTGGCCTTGAAATTAAAAACAATGTTTCCGTTATTCTTTCTAAACGAACATTTATGCAACGTGTGCCACAGAATAGATTTGATAGGCCCCGTGAAGGTGACTTGATTTATATTCCAGTGACCAACCAAGGCGGTGAATTATTTGAGGTCAAGTTTGTTGACTCTAATAAAGACTTCTTTACATTAGGTCGTAAAATTCCGTATTTCTATGAAATGCAACTTGAACGATTTAAATATTCAAATGAACGAATTGATACTGGTGTACCTGATATTGATATTGTCAATATTATGGATTCTTATACTATCAATCTTCAATTGGACAGAGGTGATTCAAATTATACACCAAATGAGGTTGTATTCCAAAGCGAAGATAACACATTTTCTAACTCTACAACCAGTGCGGTTGTTTCTACTTGGGATTCTGTAGCAAAAACATTATCAGTTACTAACATCAAGGGTGAATTCCAAGTTGGTGCAAATGTGATTGGTAAAACTTCAGCTTCAAATATTATGTTAAATTCATTTGATCCATTAGATGTTACATTACCAGGTGAAGTTTATGATAATAGGGTTATTAAGTCTGAAGCAGACCAAATAATTGATTTCAGTGAACAAAATCCTTTCGGAGAAATCTAATGGCCTATAATAAAATAATTAGAAAACTTGTGGTGGGATTTGGTAATCTTTTTGATGATATTACATTGGTGAGATATAACCCCGATGGTTCAGAAGTTCAAAGACAAAAAGTTCCGTTAGCCTATGCTTCAAAAGAACGCTATGTTATGCGGCTACAAGGTGACCCAACTTTAAATAAAAAGGTTCAAATTTCTTTGCCTAGAATGTCATTTGATTTGACAGGAATGAACTATGACTCTTCTCGTAAACAAATAACGAATATTAAAAATTATGCACCTTCACGAAATGCTGATACAATCCTCTCACAATATAATCCTGTGCCTTATGATTTTGATTTTTCTTTATACATTTATGTAAGGAATATTGAAGACGGTACACAAATTATTGAGCATATTTTACCCTATTTTACTCCTGATTATACAATTAGATTGAATCTTATTCCTGAAATGGGTATCGTTAAAGAAGTACCGGTTGTATTAAAATCAACCAGCCAAGAAATTGATTATGAAGGAGATAGAGACCATGAAACAAGAACCATTATATGGACTTTAACTTTTACGGTCAAAGGATTTGTGTTTGGTGCTGTGTCTGAACCTAAGGTTATTAAAAAATCGATTACAAATATATATGATAATACTCTGTCAGATGGCGATACAGTTCAATTTGGTTTAGGTCCAGATGGATTAGGAAATTACAAAGAAGGTGAATTTGTATACCAAGGTTATAGTTTACAAAACTCAACAGCTTCGGCCAAAGTTTTGTCTTGGACGCCTTCTACTTCTAAATTAGAATTAATAAATATTAGCGGTAATTTTGTGACCACATTTCCAATTTATGGAAGTCAAACAGGTGCAGTTTATTCATTTATGTCACATCAAGTATTACCACAACAATTAGTTAAGATTGTAGTAACACCTGATCCATTGAGTGCTAATTCTACTTCTGATTTCTTGTACCACGAAGTCATAACTGAATTTCCTTTTGCGGAAAATGAAGCTGGAAATTTTGATGCTGACGATGATTCTGTTGATACCTCCCATTTAACCATGGATGAAGATAATTAAAATAAAAAGAGATTAAAATGGCAAAACAAATTATTAAAGTAGGTTCAACAGCTAATGACGGCACTGGCGATACGCTAAGAGATGCTGGTGTAAAAATTAATGCTAATTTTACTGAACTTTATAGTATATCTGGTTTAGATACTACATTCACTCAAGGTGCTTTCAATACTGCTAATTCTGGAGTAATTTTAGCTCAAAGTGCTTTTAATAAAGCAAATACAGGTACATCATCTTCATCAAATACATTAGTCAATGGTTCTTATACAGTTGGACTAGATGTAAACGGATTTCTAAACTTAGCAAACACAAATAATTCATTTTTGGGTAACTCAAGAATTGGTGGCGGATTAATTGGCCCTTACTTTGGTGATGGTGGTGGTATTTGGTTAGCTAACACTTTAAATAATAGTTTCTATACGGTTATGGCCACAGAATCGCCAACTGGCCTAGGTTATTTCTTTACTGCAACTTTTGGCGGAAATGATGTTGCTGCTGGAATTCAAACTTATGATGATGCTAATACTCAGTATAATAATTGGACTTTTCAACCAAATGGAGAGATGCAATTACCTAATGGTGGTATAATTGGTGGTACTAATAATATCACAGGCATCACTATGACCACTTCTCGTGGCCAAGTTTTATTTGGTAATATTCCAGAAGTAGGCCCAACGGATGTTCATCATTTCCACATAATGAAAGCTAATACAGCTAATACAGATTTATTCTTTGGTGATGATTTTAACTATGTTAAGTTACCAAAAGATTCAGATTCTGGTGTAGAAATTGGAACAAATTATAATAATAATATTTGGCGATTTGGCACTGATGGTGATTTAAATTTACCAATAAACGGCGGTATTGTATTTGACCGTGCTAACACTTCTATTCGTGTTGGTATGGGATTTCATATTACGTCTGGTGAAGGCATCAACTTACAAGCGATTGACTCAAATAATAACTTTACTTCAAACAATTGGTATTTTAGTCCAACTGGGGTAATGAGTTTACCAAATGGTTCTTTAATTACTGATAACTCATCTGCATTATATTTACACGGTATAATGAATACTCAAATTCAAGCTGGTTTAGATGCTAACACAAAATCTTGGAATTTTGATGCATCTGGAGCTCTTACTTTTCCAGATAATAAAAAACAAATAACGGCTTATGATGGTAAATTAACACTACCAGCAGATGGTTATATTGTAGATTCACACGGAATTTCTGTTATAGTTCACCCATATGTTTTAGATGTTGAGATTGATGGTGGTACAACAAATTCTGTGTATAGTAAAAATGATATAGTATTTGATGGTGGGTCAACATCAACTATCTTCACTTTTGGTCAAGCTGTAATAGATGGATGTTCTGCTTTCTCACATTCAATTAGTAAAAACTTTGATGGTGGATCCGCAGTTACCATCTAACATAAATAGAAAATCAATAGGAGATAAAAATGGCAACAAAAATTCAATTACGAAGAGATTTAGAAACAAATTGGGAAACAAGTAATCCAATTCTAAGTCAAGGTGAACCTGGTCTTGCCATGGACATCAATCGATATAAAATTGGTGATGGTGTAAAAACTTGGAACGATTTACCATATGATAATAGTTCATTATCCGTGTTATCTGATGGTTCCAGATTTGGTCAATATACGGTATCAGGTGTAAAAGAGTTTACATTCACCACTCGTGGTCATCGTTGGACAGAAGCGGTTGCAGTTGCTACTACTAGTGATGGTACATTCACTATCGATGCTGCCACTTATCCAGATGTTGCTGAAGCTTACCATTTATGGGATATTGGAAATAGTTTTGGTCTATGGTTTAATGGTGATTATGGTACTTCTTATGATGTAAGCAACATTACTATCAATGGAACTGTCTATACATTTACACTTAACTCTGCAACTCCAACCATTAATACTGGTGATAGAATCACTATTATGGCATGGACTCAAGGAACTAGAGCAACATGGGATAGTGTATATCTATCAGATGAGTGGAGAGCTTACCAACCTACTTCAAATACCAACACGGTACAAGTAGAAATTGGAACTAATAACACCCTCACGACTAAGCTTCTTGCTAATCCAACAAAATCATCAATTATTTTTGATGATAAACCAGTTAATTGGTATAACAACAACTCTCAAAAGTTAGTAGACGATGCTAGAAAAATTAAATCTATAACTCAATTAAACGGAGATTCAAATCTTTATGAAATTGCTTTTGATGGTCCTCCAACAACAATAAGAACAGATGATGATTCTTTTTCTATTACCGCTAATGCTTCTGTGTCCACAACTGGTCTTTCATATGTTGCAATAAGCCGAACTCTTTATCCAGAATTAGCAGAATATGTATATTATTCTGGTGGTCAAATTACTGTAAACGCTGAAACAATAAACATTTCAAGTATTCCAGATGCCTATGGAAGTACATATGAATATCCAAACATTGGTTATTATGGTGACAATTGGTTGATTAATTTAAACAGTGCCGTTACTACATGTGCAGCTGGAGATCCAATTACAATTACTTGGACAAAACCGGGAACCAACATTTTATTTGTTGCTCATGATCCAGGTAAATCACAAGGTGGTAATTTTATTCAATGGTTTGATTGGAGAAAAGACCTTCCATTCTTTAAAGCATCAAGAACTAATGGTGTAACTTCTGGTCGTATTGACTGGACTGTGAAGATTGCTCGTCCGGTTGATAACACTGTCGACACACAAAGCAGTTTTAATCCTTCACAAAACTTTGGCTATGATGCTGTTGGCAATTATATTGGTGGCCCAACTACCGTTTACTTTGATAATTACAATTATAATTATGACCGTTGGTTTGGTACAGCTCACAGTAATCAAGAAAATTCAAATTTATTTTGGTGGTATGGTCCAGAAGGCATCTTCTTTAAAGAATACTCATATGGTAATCGTTCACAAGATGTTAAAGTGAAAGTTGCTTACAAAATGGATCTATTCATTTCTGATAATGATGAGTATTGGGATTAATTCCTAACAGGAAAATATAATGTCTAAACTTGATGATAATTTAAGTGATTTGCTCGATATACCGGTGACACCGGCTGTTGATTTTCAACAGCCGGCACCAGTACCTGTTGAATCAAAAACAGATGGTGTAATAGAACATGACTTGATGCAAGATTACAATGATTCACGCAGACGATTGCGTGAGATTGTCACCAAAGGAACTGATGCTATTGATGATATTTTGGCCATTGCCCGTGAATCTGAACACCCTCGTGCTTTTGAAGTAGCCTCTAAATTGATTGATTCTGTCACCAATGCTAATGAAAAACTTCTTGGTATTCAAAAACAAATGAAAGATATTCGTAATGTCAAAAATCAAGCACAAACTACTATAGGTAAGGCTGCAATCTTTGTAGGTTCAACGGCCGAGTTGTCCAAGATGCTAAAAGGCAACAATGATATGAAGACTATAGATGGCGAATAGTAATCTAGGATACCGTGATAATTCCCTCTTAAAACGAGTTGATGTTTCTTACGACTACTCGCAAGAGGAGATTGCGGAATACATCAAGTGTTCCCAAGATGCCGTTTATTTCATTGAAAACTACATTAAGATTGTCAACGTAGATGAAGGTCTAGTTCCATTCAAGATGTGGAACTTCCAAAAGACAATGGTGCAAACCTTTGTAGACAATCGTTTTGTGATTATGAAGATGCCTCGTCAGGTTGGTAAAACGACCACGGCTGTTGGGTATCTACTCTGGCACACTATATTCCAAGACTCACAGAACGTGGCTATCTTGGCCAATAAAGGTGCTCTTGCTCGAGATATTTTAGCTAAGTATCAGTTAGCTTATGAAAATTTACCTACATGGCTACAACAAGGCGTGGTTACATGGAACAAAGGTAATGTAGAATTAGAAAATGGTTCTAAAGTCTTAGCCGCTTCAACATCATCATCTGCAATTCGAGGTGGGTCATTCAACCTTGTATTCTTGGATGAGTTTGCTTTCGTACCTAACAATATGGCCCTTGAGTTCTTTAACTCGGTCTATCCTGTAATTTCATCTGGTAAAACAACAAAGATTATTATTGTTTCTACTCCAAATGGTATGAATTTGTTTTACAAAATGTGGATGAATGCTGTTGAGAAACGTAGTACCTATGTTCCATTAGAAATTCATTGGTCACAAGTACCAGGCAGAGACCAAAAATGGCGTGAAGAAACTATCCGTAATACAAGTGAAGAACAATTTAGTCAAGAGTTTGAATGCCACTTTTTAGGTTCAAGTAATACACTTATCTCTGGTCAAAAATTACAAACTTTAGTATTCAAAGACCCATTGGGTCAACATATGGATATGGACATCTATGAAACGCCAGTAAAAGACAATGATGATGGAACAATCAAAGACCATATATATGCTATTACAGTTGATGTGGCAGAAGGCAAAAGTCTTGATGCTTCAACATTTTCAGTAATTGATGTTTCGGTAATACCTTATAAACAAGTGGCTAAATATAGAAATATTTCAATTTCACCAATATTATATCCAACCATTATATTTAATGCGGCTCGCTATTATAATGATGCCTATATATTGGTTGAAATTAATAATAATCCACAAATTGCAGAAATACTACATAGTGATTTAGAGTATGAAAATGTAATTAAAGTGATGACGGGAAATAAAAAGGCTCAGCAAATTTCGGCTGGGTTTGGTAGAGGAATACAATTAGGTGTCCGTATGACACCTCTTGTTAAAAGAGTTGGATGCGCAAATTTAAAAACTTTGATTGAATCCGATAAGTTAATAATTAATGATTTTGAAACAATATCCGAATTAACTACTTTTGTTGCAGGTAGAAGTTCTTTTGAAGCGGATGAAGGCGCAAATGATGACATGGTGATGAGCCTTGTATTATTTGCCTGGATGACAACTCAAAAATACTTTAAAGATATTGTATCACATGACATACGAAAACAATTACAACTGCAACATTTTTCACAAGTAGATGAAGAACTTTTACCTGTAGGTGAATTAAGTGATGGAAGAGATATGCCTTTCTTTGTAGAAGGCGGAGATGTATGGGTAACGGGGTCTGGTGATATGTACGATGAATATTTCAAAGATATTACCAGAGGTCTATAAAATTTAGTATTGATAAATAGAATGTATAGTAATATATGTTCCATCATTATAACGAAACAAGGAGATAAAAATGGCATTTCAACTCTCTCCAGGCGTAAATGTATCTGAAATTGACTTAACAACGGTCATCCCTTCAGTATCCACTTCTGCCGGTGCAATTGTTGGGGACTTTGTTTGGGGTCCCGCAAACAAAAGAATTTTGGTTGATAGCGAAATAACGCTAGTTAACCGTTTTGGTAGACCAAATAACAACACTTTCGTATCATTTTTTGCCGCGGCAAACTTTTTAGCTTATGGAAATAATCTAAGAGTTGTTCGTGCTGTAAGTGATCCTCTCACAACTTTAACCTTATACGCTAACAATGCTACTGTTGTTGGTGCTGGTGTTCAAATTAAAAACGAAGATGTTTATGAATTGAATTACACAGCTAATACACATACTCAATATGGTGAATTTTATGCTCGCTATCCTGGTGCATTAGGTGATAACCTTGAAATTGCAGTTTGTTCAAATACAGCATCATTTTCTACATGGGCATACGCTTCATCTTTTTCAAGCGCTCCTAGCACATCTACATACGCAGCTTCAGTTGGTGGTTCACACGATGAATTACATGTTGCTGTTATCGATGCCACTGGTGTAATTACTGGTACAGCTGGTACAGTTCTTGAAACTTATCCACATGTATCAAAAGCATCAGATGCTAAGAATGACGATGGTAGCCCAAATTATTATGAAACTGTAATTTTTAATAAATCAAAATATATCTATCTAGCTGCTCATTTAGATACAGGTTGGGGTGTTTCTGCTGTTGGTACAAATTTTGGTACAACAACTCCTTTATATGATGAAGTGCTTTCTGGTGGTTTAGATGGAACTGCAACTGCTGCAGATTACTCTATGGGCTGGGATTTATTTGCTAGTTCTGAAGATGTTGATGTTTCTTTACTTGTTGCAGGTGATGCTGGTAAAACAGCATTTGGTACAACAGTTCAAGAATACGTTGCTAATATAGCCACTAGTCGTAAAGATTGTGTTGCCTTTATTTCTCCAGATTTAACTTCTGCTGTTGGTAATGCTGATCCAGCCACAGCTGTTGTTGTTTATAGAAATACATTAACAATTAATTCATCATACGCATTTATGGATTCAGGTTGGAAATATCAATTTGATAAGTATAATAACGTATATCGTTATGTTCCATTAAATGGTGATACGGCTGGTTTATGTGTTTACACAGATAATGTTCGTGATGCTTGGTGGTCACCTGCTGGTTTTAACCGCGGTATTGTTAAAAATGTTGTTAAACTTTCTTGGAATCCAAATAAAACAGACCGTGACACATTGTATCCATCTGGTGTTAATCCAGTTGTTGCATTCCCTGGCCAAGGTGTTGTATTATATGGTGATAAGACAATGCAAGCTAAACCATCTGCCTTTGATAGAATCAATGTTCGTAGATTGTTTATTGTTCTTGAAAAAGCAATCGCTGTTGCTGCTAAATATTCATTGTTTGAATTCAATGACCAATTTACACAAGCGCAATTTGTTGCTTTAGTAGAACCGTTCTTACGAGATGTTAAAGGCCGTCGTGGTATCTATGACTACCGTGTAGTTTGTGATTCTACAAACAATACTCCTGAAGTTGTTGATTCTAACCGATTCGTTGGTGACATTTACATCAAACCAGCTCGTTCAATTAATTTTATACAATTGAATTTTGTTGCTGTTAGAACTGGTGTAGACTTCACGGAAATCGTTGGGAAGTTTTAATAAATATAAAAAGAATATAGGAGAATAAAATGGCATTTAATATATCAGAATTTAGATCCAACTTAATTGGTGACGGCGCACGCCCAAACTTATTTGAAGTTAATCTATCATTCCCATCATATGTTGATAATGCTAATCGTCAATTAACTTTTCTAGCAAAAACTTCACAAATCCCAGGTTCAACACTTGGGGTTGCACCTTTGTTTTACTTTGGTCGTGAATTAAAATTTGCTGGTAATCGTACATTTGCCGATTGGTCACTTACAATTATTAATGATGAAGATTTTAGTGTTCGTAGAGCATTTGAACAATGGATGAATAGCGTAAATAATCACGCTGCTAACTATCGTGATGGAGCTGCTTATAGTCCTTCACAATACTCCACTGATGCTTTTGTAACGCAATTTGACAAAGCTGGTGGCATACTTAAACAATATAAATTTGTAGGTATGTTCCCAACTGATTTAGCTCCAATCGATTTAGATTGGGGTACTAATGACTCTATCGAAGAATTCGGTGTGACATTAGCGTATCAATGGTGGGAATCAGTGGATTCTACTACTTAGTATGTTATATATAGAGAGGGGAGTAATCTCCTCTCTTTTATGTTATTTTGATTATTGAAAAAAGGAATTAATTTTGGCTTTCTCACTTTTTGGGTTTCAAATATCTCGTCAACAGGATGATATAGCAAGGCAAGAGGTTGAACAATCTTTTGCACCACCGACCAACGATGATGGGGCTTTAACCATTTCCCAGGCGGCTTATTATGGTACATATGTTGACCTAGATGGTACAGCAAAAAATGAAGTAGAGTTAATTGGTCGATATCGAGAAATGGCAATGCAGCCAGAAATAGAGTCAGCTATTGATGATATTTGTAATGAAGCTATTATTCAAAATGATGATGGTGAAAACATCAAATTGATTACAGATAAGTTAGTTTGTTCACCAAAGATTAAAAAAGCAATCGAAGCAGAATTTCAAATTATTGTTCGGTTGTTGAATTATAATAACATGGCGCCTGACATTTTCAGACGCTTTTATATAGATGGCCGCCTGTTTTATCATATTTTGATTGACAGAGAAAACCCTGCTGGCGGGATTAAAGAATTAAGATACATCGACCCCCGTAAAATTCGTAAGGTTCGTGAAGTTAAGAAAGAAAAAGAACCAAGAACTGGTGTCGAAATGGTTACAGTCGTTAATGAATACTATATCTATAATGATAAGTCAATTAATGGCTCACAGTCTAATTATGGTCCTGTTGGGGTTAGAATTGCCAAAGATTCAATTATTAATGTAAACTCGGGCTTGATGGATTCAAGACGAGCATCGGTATTATCATACCTGCATAAGGCAATCAAACCACTTAATCAGTTGAGAATGATTGAAGATGCGACAGTTATCTATCGTATCTCTCGTGCACCTGAACGCCGTATATTTTATATTGATGTAGGTAACTTGCCTAAAATGAAAGCGGAACAATATCTCCGTGACATTATGGTTAAGTATAAAAACAAAGTTGTTTATGATGCCGCTACTGGTGAAGTCAGAGATGACCGTAAATATTTGTCAATGATGGAAGATTTTTGGTTACCTCGCCGTGAAGGTGGTAAAGGTACAGAAATTCAAACTCTACCTGGTGGACAAAACCTTGGTGAGTTGGAAGACGTTAAGTATTTTGAGAAGAAACTTTATAAAGCTCTTAATGTACCAATGTCTCGGTTAGAAACATCTACATCATTTTCAATTGGCCGTGCTACAGAAATTAGCCGTGATGAAATTAAATTTGCTAAGTTTGTTAATAAACTACGTAACCGTTTCACCGAATTGTTTGACGATGCCCTGAGAGTCCAATGTATTCTCAAAGGCGTTTGTACTGAAGATGAATGGAAAATCTTCAAAGAAAGTATCTATTATGATTTCATTCGTGATAATAACTTTGCTGAATTAAAAGATGCTGAGTTATTAAGAGAAAGATTAAGTTTGTTATCTC